GAAGACTTTGCTCCTCCGATTGCAAATCCTATGAATTCGCAATTATATGGAACGCGTACAGGTGAGCTCAAATCATTTTTTTAGATTCAATAATGGATCTACGTGTATTTCATGATCGAATTTATGGTAGATATCAATCACAATTATATACATTTGAACCCACATGGGATTCATTTCGACCCATAGAAAAGGTTGGTTGGGATGGAAAACAGTATAGTATTGTTGATTCAAAATACAAAACTGATCTATTTAGCGATTTTTACGGATATGAAACTATTACACAAAAAAATCTGTGCCGAGATCTTGTTGAGTCAACTGAGCTTGAAAATGTTCCCGAGATAGTAGATCCGGTCCAATTTTGGAAATGGTCGGGAGAGGTTGAAGCAAAGTGGTTTCGTGATCGCCCATGTGTGTTTACAACCCCATGTGTGACTAAAGATTGGGTAAAATATTTAAGATATTTAAATCTTCGTCAAAAAACGTTGCGCCAATATCCTAGAACTCGAACAACAAAGCGTTTACTGCGAAAAGTTAGTCAAAAAGCCAAATGAAAGTAAATATTATATCAAACTTTCAGACGAATACAGGTCTTTCACAGGATTCAAACATTCTGAGAGGAATTCTGACTGCTGTATATGGAGATGCAGTACAAATCTTTCGAGTCCCTTATGTGTTTCCGCAATGCGCCGAAGCAGATGTAAATATCTTTCTTGAAGTTGTAAATCCATCATTATTTTCCTATGCCCGTCGTAACATTTGGATTCCTAACCAAGAATGGACGTATCAGACTTGGATCCCGTATATCACAATGTTTGATGAAATTTGGGTAAAGACTGCTGAAGCGCGGAAATGTTTTAACGAAGCTTCCAATTATAAAGCGACTATTAAGCAGATCGGATGGACGTCTCTTGATAAGGGGTGGAATCCTGAAACAGTAAAAAAGAATTATTCTAAAGCGATTGTTCCTGTCGGTAAAAATATTTTTCGCAATCCCAAGCCTATTTTTCAGGCATATATGCGTGTAAAGACTTCAGATCCTAAGCTATATTCGAGACTACCGATACTCCATGTAGTGTACTCTCCAGCACATGTACAATTCCACGTCCCATCTGAAATAGAAGGCAAAGTTGTCTTGAAAGACGGAGTTCTACCTCAAGATGAATATGACGAACTTCTCAAAGATTGTGGCATCTGTATATGCATGACAGCTGCGGAAGGGTTTGGTCATGCAGTTGTTGAGGCAATGAGTGTTGGATGTAATTTGCTTCTGTCTTCTATTTCACCATTTGTAGATGATATTGTTGGTGGCGTACAACCTGGTGTGTATTATGCAGAACAGTCTGTAACTGTACAGCAACCTGATCGCATTGGTATTCTTGTTGATAGCAATGTGTCTTCTATTATTCAAGCTTTGACGATATATGTAAATGTACCGCTAAAAGAGAAGATAGAAAACTCTACATTTATTCGCGATTTGTACGAACATAATCACAAGAATTGGATCGACAGAATGAAGACGGTACTTACTGAGTCGTTAGATGTGACTCTTCCAGCGTATACATTGAATGACGTATTTCCCAAAGAAGAAAATCTACCTGACGTTTCGATTCTGACGATTACCAAAGATCGTCGTATCTTTATGCCTCTTGCAAAGTACTCATATATGATCCAGTCGTATCCTGAAGATAAGCTAGAATGGGTAATTGTAGATGATGGCGAAGATTCAATTGAAGATACACTCATTGGAGTTCCAAATGTTAAGTACGTAAGATGTGAACCAGGTCTGACAATTTCTCAGAAGCGTAATCTTGCAGTACAGAATGCAATGTATGATATTATGGTTACAATGGATGACGACGATGTCTATCCGAATAATAGTGTTCTACAGCGTGTAGCCATGATATTGAAAGAACCTGTAAAGCAGTGTGGATTCTGTACTACAATTCCTTGCTATGATATTACCAAGTTTTCATCCTTTATGAATGTTCCTCCTATGACGTTGACGATGTCAGAACGTGTTTCGGAAGCTACATTGGTGTTTACTCGTCAGTTTTGGAATGAAGGGAAATTTGATGAAAAAATTCATGTTGGTGAAGGCAGCGCATTTATTCGCGATCGCGAGCAAATGTGTAGAGAGCTTTCGCCTCAGGATATAATTGTAAGTTTAGTTCATCCAAAAAATACATCATCTCGTAAGACTCCTCAACTAAACGAGCCAAACGGATGTCATTATGGATTTAATGAACAGTTATTTGCTATGGTTACTCAAATCGGAGAAGAGCTCGTTAGACAAAAAGTTTAATACTTCATGCCAAAGAGCGAGCGGCGGTGGTGGCGGCGGTGCGTCTTCTTCGTGTGGTGACGGCGGCGACGGCCACCAGCAGCGGGAGGGCCAGCTACTACGCCAGTGGCGGCTGTATCAGTAACAACCTTGTCACCGGTGACCTCACCACCGGCAACACCACCGCGCATCTTGAGGCCCATCTTCTTGAGCATCTTGCGCACGGTCTTCTTCTTGACCATGCGGAGCTTCTTGTGAGAGCGGCGACGACCACCGGCCGGGGCGGGAGTTAGAGTGGTAAAACCTTCGGCGGGAGCAGACATTTTTATACTTAACAGAAGAGAAATTGTTTAGGCACTGCATGAAAGACAAGTGGGGTCAACGGTAAATTTTTGCGCAGATGAAGCCGCCTTTGTACGCAGATAATAACAACCAGTCTTCAAACCTTGCTTCCAAGCAAACATATGCATTGATGTAATCTTAGCATATGTGGGTTCGGCAAGAAACAAATTAAGAGACTGTGATTGGCAGATGAATGGGGCACGATCGCGAGACATCTGAATGAGTGTCTTCTGGGGAATCTCCCATACAGTTTTATATAGCTCACGAACATCAGCTGGAATCTCCTTAATATTTGCGATACTACCATTCTCTGCCATAATTTGACTACGAATATCTGCAGTCCATAGTTTGAGGTTAACCAGTTCTTCTACTAGATACTTATTTACGATCATAAAGTCACCACTGAGTACACGACGAGTATACAAATTAGAAGTGAAAGGTTCAAAGCACTCATTGTTACCTAGAATTTGAGATGTCGATGCGGTTGGCATAGGCGCTACTAGCAGAGAGTTGCGCATTCCAGTTTTACACATGTTACGCAACATCTCCCAATCGAGGTACTTCGTAACAGGCGTATCATTCCACAAATCAAACTGCATCTTTCCCTGGCTCATGGGAGAACCCTCGAAACTTAGATACGAGTTATGACCTGTAACTGCAATTTGACCACGCCACTCATCGCGTGTTGCACCCAACATACTTGCAGTAGCCGCTGCATAGTAGATGTTCTCAAAGATTTCACGATTTAGCTTGGCAGCCTCAGGTGACGTCCAGGAAATACGAAGCATTGCAAACACATCAGCAAGTCCCTGAACGCCAATTCCAATCGGACGATGACGTTTGTTGGAATTCTCACATTTACGTGTCGGATAAAAGTTCTTATCAATAATAATATCTAGATTGTTAGCTAGAATTACTGTGGACGTTCGCAGAGCTTCAAAGTTAAACCGATACGCCCCATCTGCTGTATATGATCTCTGAACAAACTTAGGAAGCGCTAGTGAACCCAAATTGCAAACTGCTGTTTCATCAGGTGATGAGAATTCCATAATTTCGGTACAGTTTCCCGTTAGGATGCCATTGAAGACTCCAGCGTGATTCTCGGGCTCATTGAAGCAGTATGTGTCGTCATAGCGATCCGAATCAACTACACATACCACTTTAATAAATTGTTCAGCATTACGCTGAGGCTTCACAGGCGTATATTTGAGACGCTTAGGCTGAAATCCGAGTTTGCTTAGATCGTATAATCCAGACGATGATACAAGCAGGCGCCATAGAGGCTTGCATTCAAATTCTTTGAATCCACCCTTTCCATCCGGTAGCATTCTCATAGTCACATCGTGCATTTTTGTTACTTTCGCGTGAACACCAAGTCCTAGAACCATCATTCGAATATCATCTAGAAATTTGAAATGGATACTTGAAATCTGAAGTGATTCATTCGACCCATTTCTAGAAATAGTTCCATCAGCATCGGACAATCCTTCAAGCCAGTGGATTTTACTCTGGATAGTTCCTACCATCGGAACCTTATATTTTGCATCAATCGTATCATCTAGAACCGTATTAAGACGTCCAGACGCGTCCTCTACATTGGTCATACTTTTAATCTTCAAGTACTGAACTAGTTTCTTTTTCTCACCATACAGACTACATACTGGCTTTCCATTTGAATATGTTCCATCTCCACAGAAGAAGCCGTGTGTATACGCGTCTTTCTCGTTCCATAATTCAAATCCTTCAACAATTGGAGCAGTAAATTTCTTAAGTTTCATTCCTTCTTTTAGATCTTGTGCGTCAACGCGAATACTATTTTTGATAGAACGCGTATCTTCGTAAGTTTCATGAATTAGAAACTTATGGTAAGGGGTGCAAGTTAGTGATGCACCGTTGCTGAAGTTTACAGTAATTAGTTTCTGATTCTCTCCAGTTTTGCGAACAGTAGTTTTTGACCATTTATCTCCATTCCATACTTCTACGTCCGTATCTTTAAGATCACTAATAGGGAAATATCCATCTTTTGTTAGAACCATAGTTTCTGGAGCAACACAAAGGTTTGAGCTCTTAATCGTTCCCAAATTCTGCTGATTACTCTTTGAGTTCGCAGCATCCTTGTAGCAAAGATACGGTGTTCCAGTCTGAATTTGAGCGTCTAAAACCATCTGCCATAGTTTCTGAGCAGGCATTGTCTTGCGACCCTTCCCAGCTGCTTCGTATGAGGTATAGAGCTTATCAAACTCCTCACTGTGTACATCATCAAGACCAGGGCACTCGTGAGGGCACATTAGCGTCCAGTTCTCATTCTTCTCCACACGCTTCATGAAGAGATCGGGAATCCAAAGACCATAGAATAGGTCACGAGCACGATCCTCTTCTGCACCCTGATTTAGCTTGAGACGTAGAAAGTCCTCAATATCCGCATGCCAAGGCTCTAGATAGATAGCAAAGGAACCGTTACGCTTACCACCCTGATTTACATACTTTGCAGTATCATTGTAAACTTTGAGCATTGGCACAATACCGGTTGATTCTCCATTCGTTCCATGAATCTTAGAGCCACGTGCACGGACATTATGAATCGAAAGACCAATACCACCGGCCCACTTGCTAATTTGAGCACACTCACCAAGCGTATCATAAATTCCCTTGATTGAATCCTCGCTCATGTTCGCAAGAAAGCAAGATGAGAGCTGAGGATGTTTGGTACCAGAATTGAAGAGTGTAGGAGTTGCATGAATGAAATATCCCTGCGATAGAGCATCATACGTTTCCTTCACTTTAGCAAAGTTGTTACCATGGAGCTGTACAGATACACGCATCCACATGTGCTGAGGACGTTCAACAATCTTACCCTGCTTGTTGCGAAGTAGGTATCCCTTCTCTAGAGTTTTGAATCCAAAGTAATCAAACATGAAATCGCGAGAATAATCAATCATATTCTCAATTTCAGAATGAACAGTTCGGTCGATACGAATCTGACGAAAGATTGAATAACAATATTCTTCAGAAAGCATATCTTCGTCATAAAGAATGTTTGAAACTTCACACATAGTTGAAGGCGTGTTCTTCTGGTGATTATCGATTACGATGCGAGCAGCAAGCTTACCGTAATTCGGATGGTAACGAGCCTGCATCATTGCACACGTTTCAGCGGCAAACTCATCAAGCTTAGATGTAGCCATTCCATCCTGCAGCTGGTTACATACTTTCTGAGCTACAAGATCGGGATTTACATGATCAAGTCCATCAGATAGTCTGCGTACACGCTGTAGAATAGCATCAAATGAAACCGGAACACGGTCACCATTGCGTTTAATTACATACATATGATCCATATTAGTTATCATTCTATATACTGATACTCCGAGAATCCGTTATCAAGAAAGATTTTCATATAATTGTGTTGGTAATGTTAAATGCCATCTGCATCACAACTGCGAACTCTTTTTGATAAAGACTACGTTATCGATGAATTTATCAAAGAGGCTATTCGAAATGTGGAACTTGCTGCTAAATATGGTCGTAACTCTGAACGTGTCGAAGTCCCTGAAGAACTAACGCGAAACGACACAAATGATAGAATCCGAAAGGCATTTGAAGGATGTAAAATTAGTTGGATTTGGTATATGCATTCGTACAAAATTAGTTGGAAGCCAGTTTAACTGAAATATGCATAGATTGTAGTTCTTGGATTGTTAGACGCAATGTATAAGGAACTGTCAATGTTGTAACTTCTGCATCTTCGGCTGCATCCATCTGACCTGTTTCAGGCTGGAATAAGAACTCTGCTTTATCAGAACGTTCCATTAGGGATTCGTTCAAGAACTTAGAAATTCCATGAGATACAAGTACATCACGTTCCATTTCACCAATACGTAATCCGCCTTCATTCGCACGACCCTCTACAGGTTGGTGAGTGAGAAGCTTTTTAGGTCCGGTCGATCGAGAATTGATCTTATCTTCAGTCATCAACTTGCTTCGAATGTAATAAGTAGGTCCAACAAAAATTTCAGATGCCATCATTAGACCTGTTTGTCCGTTATAGAGAAGTTCGTGACCATACGGATGATATCCTGCTTTTAACAATAGATCTTTTGTTTCACCGACACGATTCTTGTTTGTGAAGGGTGTTGAATCCGATATAGCACCCATTTGTACACCTAACTTTGTGGACATCATCTCAATAAACTGACCTATTGTCATGCGACTCGGAAACGCATGGGGATTTACAATCATATCAGGAATGAGACCATCTTTTGAATATGGCATATCTTCAGTCATAACTCGCATACCACATGTGCCTTTCTGTCCGTGACGAGCAGAGAACTTGTCGCCCAAAACAGGAATACGATGTTCAGCTACACGAATTTTTACACCATGTAGACCATCGGGGGTTGTATAACGGTATACTGCATCTACAATACCATGCTGTCCCTTTTTAGGTGTATATGCCTTATCTTGGTATCCAGTAACCTGACCAGATGCGTTCATGACTGGAACAACAATTCCTACAAGAACAGTGTCTTCTGTCACATGCGATCCCTGCTTAATGATTCCATCTGCATCCAAAAGATCATATGATACATCTTTTTTAGGAATCACGATATCTTTGTATTCGGAATTGGTTAGAATGTTCGCAAACATTGCATGGGGCAACGTAAGCGGGTTGATATCTTTATTCGGAGCCATATATGCACCAGCCATTTCTTCTGCTACGTCATATGAATGGTAATAGGTTGTATGAAACATTCCGCGCTGTAGCGATGATTCATTTAGCAAAATAGAATCCTCCTGATTGTACCCAGAATAGATGGCTAATGCAACAATAGGATTCTCGGCATACGGCATACAACCTAAAATGTGAGGAGTTGTCCATGTTTGAGATAGAGGACGCTGAGCATAATTCAACCATGTTGCAATAGTATCGAAACGCTTATTAAATGCTGTATTAAACCAAGAACATGCCTGCTTGACCTGCTGGCAACTGAACATGTTACGAGGAGCCTGATTGAAATCTGAGTTAGGCACTATGCTGGCAGATGCAGAAAAGATTGCCATTCCGTGAATTTCAGAATGAAGTTTCTTATTGAACGGTTCCATTGAAATGCGCAGACTCTCCGTTTCCTGTGCGTCGACATAATCCATTAAATTTGAAGTTAATCCATTCCACGTTTTCTCGCTTGAAACGGCAGAACCAGTAACTCCTTCCCGATAAATAGGGCGACACGGTCTTCCTGCATCTGTAAATATGATATATGTGTTTTGGATACGACTCCAGCACAAAGATACAAACTTTTGAATATCACCACTTCTGCGTTTCTTGAGAAGCATAGAATGAAATGATTCCGTATCACTTTCAATAACACCAACTAGATCTGAATTTACAAAGACCTTTGTCCACTTTACATTCCAGGTTGAAGGATGTATGTCAGCTAAACTTGAAAATGTTTTGAATGCCTTTACATGCTTCATAATTTCCGATATTGCGCTGGCAGTTGACAAAGAGCAAAAAAGAGTGAATGATTTGATCATACCAATATTGCCTCCATCCGGATTATCTGTAGGACACAGTAGGCCCCAACTACTTGAGTTAATACGACGAGGTTCGACTAGCTTTGTACCTTTGTCCATCTGAAGATTGATACGGCGCATATGAGCAATAGTTCCTACATAGGAGAAACGACTGAGTTCTTGTGATACACCATCCTTACCAGCCCATTTTCCTTTGAACGATTTCTCAAACCCATTGAGAAACTCTTTTGCCTGCCAATAGTAGCTAATTTTCTCAGGTTGGATGAGCTCAACAATCTTATTTCCAGCATACGTTTGACGTTCGAACTCAATACGACTATCGAGCTGAACTGTCATATTTTTGGAAACTTCCTTATAGAGACGACGAAACTCCTGAAAGCATAGATCGCCACCCGCATCAAGACGTTTGAATCGGAAATGATCACGATTATCAGGCTGCTCTGCTCCAATGGCAACACTCATTGCAATTTTCAACATATGACCAAGCAAGTATGCCTTGCGACGATAAAATGAAGATGTCGATTCACCTTCAGTCTTCTCGCAGTGAGGAAATAGGGAATCATACAAATTTACAAAAACAGCACCATTGCTACGAGTACGAGTTTGGCGCTTTAGGAACAGTAGGTCTGGATCCTGATCCTGTTCGTCTTCCTTTGCCATCTCTTGACGAGTAAACTTCTCATGAGATAGAACAATTTCAAGAAAGATACCATCATATAACTCTCTCTCATCCGGATGTGTTCCACAAAGTACAATGTCATAAATATCCTGATGAGTTGTGAACCCAAGAGCATAAAATACACTGAGTAGAGGAACCGGCTTGTTGAATCCTGGAAGCGTGATTATGCTTAATCTGTTTGTAGAGAAATCACCATAATCAGACACCTTTTTGATTAGATCGGGATCATCTGACTTTTTATTTGCAGGTGGAATAACCAAAAAGTGAGAATACGGTCCACGAGTTCCATCTTCCGAGATACAACGAATTCCTGCAGTATATTCATATTTCTCGGCCTTCGTAGCTTCGGAAATTTTATCCTGTATTTCCTTTTCAGTAAGTCCACGCTTCTGTTCTTCATCTGGAACCTGAATACGCTTACTGGCGTAAAACATGTTATCACCGAGACGTTCCTGTGATAGAAGAACCTTTTCGGCACCACCGATAATAAAATATCCCCCAAGTTCAAAATTGCACTCACCTGCATCATATAACTGATCAGGTGTCATAGACGAAAGATAGCATAAACTACTTTTCAACATGAGAGGCATTTTTCCCAAAAGTACATTTTCAAACTTCTTCGTAGTTGTTTCGTTGCCGACAATGAAGTCAATTTCCATTCCAACACGGATTTCTAGTAAGTATGTCTTGTTCGAAAGACGACACATATGCGGTAGTATTGCATTATTCATTTCATCGACAGGCGGCAGGTATTTGATCTGATCACTGTTACGACCACCAACGTAAATATGTATAGATCGACTATCGTTTAACTTTAATAAAATAGGGTTCGATGCCTTGATAAAGACAGGGATCTTAGTTGTTAACAAATCACTGTACGAATCCAAGTGATGGCGAACTAATGGATTCGTTGTACTGTCAAAGAATGTTTGAAATACATGTCTTGCAATATCCATTCTCTTGTAGTTAATAAAGAATGAACTTTGCTGTACTTTTACTGCTGGTGATTGTCTTTACACTATTGTTTGTTTTGGTAGCAAAATATGTTCTTGGTGTTCACATTGAACTACCAACAAGTGCCCAGCAAATGTCTCAGTGTCCGGATCGTTGGAATTATAACATTATGACAAAAATGTGTGAACCTGCATATTCTACACATTGCTTACCGTTTAACCCGTCTGCTCCAACACTGACTAGTGCGGTAGCAAAGTGTAATACGGCGAGAAGTTGTGGTACAGATTGGTCTGGAGTTTGCAGTTAAAAATGTATGGGCACGGCGGGGATCGAACCCACGACCAAAGGCATATAAGACCTCTGCTCTACCACTGAGCTACGCACCCAATCTTACTAGATATAGTATTCTGTAAATCCGTTTTCATAAATTACTTCTTTAGTATAGTAATGTATTCCGAAGTTTACAGACCTAGTGTTTTCAATGAAGTTATTGGACATACAGATGCAAAGAATATTCTTGAAACATATTTGAAGTCGAACTTTTCCAGAACTGTATTTTTGACTGGTCCACCTGGAATTGGTAAGACGACACTTGCGTTATGTGCTGCCCGTACCTTTGAATTTGAACCTCTTGAAATCAATGCAAGTAGAAGTATTCGTAGCTTTGAAGATGTTGAAAAAATTAAAGATGCATGTCGATCAACCGTGAGTATTCAGTCATTCTTGCGTGGTGAAAGAAAACGAAAGACTTGTGTTATCTTAGATGAAATTGATGGATCAGATCCGCATGCTCAGAGTAAAATCATTAGCTGGATAAAAGATCCAACACGCAGAGTTCCTGTTATCTGTACCGGAAATGAGATACCAACACTGTTCAAAAGAAACACTGAAAGTATTGAAATTGTTCGATGCTTTCCGCCGAGAGCATCTGACTTGGAATCTATTTTTAGTAGTGTTGATGTTCCTACAGTTTTGAAGGAATGTCAATACGATGTTCGTCGAATGTTAAATCATTTGCAATATGGAGTGTCTGATAAGCTTCCTAAGTTTAATGTTCCGCCGACGGGCTTACCGATAGAGAAGCTGTTCCTGATGCGACAGAAGATGTTTGACCTGCAGGATCCTCTCGAACATCGTGACGGCAAACAGGGCAGCGTACACTCATAGCAAACCAGCTTACTAGACACGAACGATGAAAGTCGTGGCTACAGTGACGAATACGAGCACCGCTATTCGCAATTGAATCCTGGCAAATTGCGCAATTATTTTCAGATGATACGATGTTAATAATTGCGTTATCAATTTGAGCCTGAGTAGGCACTACACGTACATTCTCCATTGTCATCGCAGTATCGGCTACTGTTAGTGTAATAACATTTGTAAGAAGCTGATTGCGAATATGATCACGATGAAGATTTTCTATTAGATGAAGATATCTTTCTTCGAGACTCAAAAAATGTTGAAGTGCATGTCCACGATGCGTATGCATGAGCCCATTCAGATTGCGACTAAAAAATTGTACACGAGCTTCAACAAGTTCCCCTACAATTTCAAGAAGACTTTGATCCATTAAAAAATATAACCACACTATTTGAAAATGGTTACAAATTTGTTTTCACTCAATACATAGCCTCACATTAAACATCATCACGACGATAATGAGACAAATTGTGAACGGAGAAGACGGAAATATATACATCATAAATGCAAGTATCATAAATAGAGGAATATTCTTCCACATATGCTCCTCAGCTAGCTTCTCGGAACGTACTGACATTTTGTTGGTGTTGAAATGAAAAATAAATTATAAATTCGTTTTTCTAGTTTACGCGAAACTAGCCACGATATGCTGCAGACCTGTTACGAGAAGTGCACTCAGTCCAAAGACCAGAATGCAGAACTCAGGGTAGTTAAATCTCGTCTCCTCTGACTGAGGAGACTTAAACAACCTATGTGTGATAGGACGCATCATTTTGTTCGTATTTGAAACCAAAAAATATAACTTTTATAAATTCGTTTTTTCACATTTCGATCATGACATCAGTCGATAAAGTGCATTGACAGTCATAACAACTGGGAAAACAATGTAGCAGAATGAAAGTAGAATTACCATACATCCCTCGTTTCCGAGGAGATAGGCAACCGTAACAATCCCAGCAAACACCGCCATGCGACCAGAAGGGCTCTCCATTTTGGTCTTTGAAACTAAAAATTCAAACTTTTATTAATTCGTTTTGCTAGACCAAAAATATATTAGTACAAATCTCTAAAGTCCCAGCTGAGCCTTCAACTCGGTCTCCACATAGTCGTGGGATTCCCGATACACACCTGCATCGAGAACCGCCAGAACGGCATCTATGAGCTTCGGAGAAATTCCTGTCAGCTCCTTGAAGTCGGCGATGCTACTGTGCCTCGTCGTGTGTGTGGTGGGTTGGACGGTAGGAACCATCCACTCGCCAGTTCGCGCCGACTTCACGATGAACACCGGCTCACTAGCCCAGCAGCTCTTTCGCAAGTGCCAGCCGTTATCAATGGTGCCGTCAGTGCGACGAACCTTGAATCCTCCAGACTTACTCATATGCTTGAGAATGGTTAGGAAAACAGTAATCTCCTTCGGAAGTTTAGCATCCATGTCGAATGCGACCATGCTCTTCTTGTGCATCCAGCTATCCTTGGCCTTATTCGCCAACTCCTCGTGCTCCTTGCAGTACGAAATTCCGAACATGTAGTAGACACCCGCGTAAAAGACCTCATCGTGAACCGTAACCTTCACGTCACATAGGTCACAGCCTTTATTCTGCCTGTTGAAGGCGGAGATGTGATGCGGCTCCACCTGTTCCCTCGCTCCCTCACTGTTCACAAAAGACAGTGCCATTCTTGTGACCGATTCTACTACGAAGTTACACGTGTAGTGCCGATCAAGTAATCTCCATCTTCTCTGATTTTCCTAAATCCGTTTTGCTAGACCCAAAAATACCCCTTACGGGATAAACCAGTGGGCAACAGAACCGCGTTGGCTCGTATCGTATTGTGGTTTAGTAGTAAACCTCCGTTTACTTGCCGTCAAGCTTCGCCATGTTGTTCGCGACGGCGATTTTATAGACCTTCTCAGCGTGCTTCATCCTGTTTTCGTACTCGCGGTAGAGATAGTTCTCCATCTTCAAAGCCGTGTCAAAAGCTAAGGCTGCCATCATGGCGGCAATCTCCGCAGCGTTCTTGAGGTAGTCCTCGTCAATGCTCCCAGAGCCCTTCACCTGCATATACGCGTCCTCGGCGTTCATTGCGAAGTGATCTCTCTCGTATGATATGTAGCGCGCCTCCTTGGTTCTGTCGTGGTACACCTTTAGAGCGTTGGCCTTCTCGGCCTGCCACGCAAGCCCGATCTCAATAAACTCCTTGTTACTCATCTTTTCTTTCTCGCTAGCTACAGCAGTGTCCGAAGGTAAACTTGGGCAGGCAGTGGTGCGAGTTGTACTATCTCGTTATCATGATTTTTCTAAATCCGTTTTGCTAGCGACGAACAAACATATCCATTGGACCGCGTTTGTGTCTCTTCAAATACTGAGCACCCATAAAGAGAATATCATCCAGCTCTTTCTCTTTGTAATCCAATACTTTTAGTGTTGCTTCTTCCTCCGTCATTGTTTCCATATATTCATCCATCCATTGCTTGTAGTTATGTTTAGGCTTATAACCATCCAATTGTTCAATTGCCAACGCAAAGAGTTGAGCTACTGGATTTTGCACCTGATTTGTGATGTAAAATTCTGTATCAGGAGTTAGCTTCTTTTCACGTACATAATCGATTTGTTCAATTCGTTCACCTTGCTTCTTTGCGTCTCGTTTCTCTTTAATGTACACATATGCAAGGCGATCTCCTACTTGAGGCTTGTTACCTGCATCACGTTCCTCCATGCGGTCGGCTAGAACACGATGGGCAATCTGTCCCGGATTCTTGTAATCATCGCGTAGCTGTTTTGTAATTACATATTTTTCAAGTGGAATCTTATTTTGCAAAATGTTAACCAGAATATTCTTTACGAACTCCTGAGCTTTCTTAATGTCTCGATGTTCCATGAGAATATCCAGCGCTCCACCGAATACATCCTTTACAATCGGAGCATTATCGCGTCTCTTGAGAGCTACGCCCATAGTCATGCGCTTACATTTGTGAACATCATCTTCATACTTCATTCCTACATAACGCTTGCGACAGAATAGAATGAATGGAAAGAGAGTCTTTTCATATTCAATTTTATGAGCAGCACGACACTGACTCGTAATCGACTGGGCTGCTTTCTTACCAAGTTCAATTGATTCGGCCAAATCTTTGGTTGGAAACTTGATGAAGATTGAATCTGTATCTCCATAAATTACTTCAGCTCCAAACTCCTTTTCGACTACAGATTTTGCAAATTGAATACGATCACGACCAGCAGCAGTTGTACATGCAGCCACTTCAATTTTACGAATAGCAGATGTCTTGCTACCTGCCTGACCATACACGGAATTCGCTACAACTTTATACGCCAGCTGTAGACCGTTCAATACTGCCTTTTGAGATTCATCTTCCGTCTTTTCCATGATCTTTCGTGTTTCCTTTCGTTTCTTCAGTAGAATGTCCAAAGTGAGAGGCAGAAGGCCAATCGTTCGCTTATCGTCGGTAGGTTGCGCAAAACCACAGGTGATGCGACCAGTTGACTCGCCTTCATCATTGTGGACATCATAACTAATTTCATCGATCTTATATCCATTCTTTTTAAATTCTTCTCCATCCGTTCCTTCCTGACGAATCTTCTTACCGGACGTATTGAACTCTTTTACGTAAACAAGCGTATCAGGGGACAAATTAAATGCAATCATATTCGACGGATATAGGGAATTGAAGTCCAAAACAGAAATCGGTTGATCTAGATACATGCCAATTTTAGGAGGCAGAACAATCGCACCTTCATACGAAGTGTCTCCTTCAAATCCTTCCTGTGTTACAATAATCTGATTACGCTTGGAAGCATTATACACAACTGCAGAATAGATCTTAATTCCTTGGCCTCGTAGAAAGATATACTGAATGGGTACACGACATACATCTGCCATTCCACGTGCGTTTACAAGAGTATCTAGTTTGGCCATCACAGTTAGAACAAGATCGCAATCCTGAATACAGTACTTTGCAATCAAAGCTCGCTGATCTGGAGTTCCATGATGAGATGCAAAGATATCTTTGGGACCTACGTCATCCTTTGCAAATGACCATTCTACATTTCCACTTGCGTCGGTCAATACTTCAGATTCAGTTTCGATCTTAAATGATTTAGGAGTTACTTCCAAAACTTTGAATAGTTCGCCATCTCGGTAGGGATTTGTAGTATTTGTCATAATGTCAAATCGAACCAAGTTTCCAATGAACAATCCGCGTGTACTATTGGTTACAATTTCACAACCTCCCGGTACATTTTTGAATGATTTGACTTTATCACGCAAGAATGTAGATGCTACGTTATCAAGTTTGTATGAGTCCAGATTTTGTTCACGACGAATACTCAGAAGAACATCGACTGTCATGCGCCCAGGCATTTCAATGTATCGAACTGCAAACTTACCGCTTGCAAGTTCAAATGTCTTCTTCTCTGTCTTGACACAATCATCTTTGCCTCGTCCCCACTGTTTAGCAACAATGCGACCAAAGGATAGAGAAATACGATTGAATTCGGCACGTTCTGCGATATAACCGTCATCAAAACCAAAGGTATTGTAACCGCAAAGAATGTCTGGATTTTCTTCACGAATTAGACGTTCAAATCGAAGTAGTAGTTCTTTCTCGGTTTTACAACAGATGTATTTTACAGTTGGATCTTCCGACGGAGTTGTATCACCAATTACGAGAACAAATCGATCTTCTGATTGAAGCATGCTATCACTCCAACGCAAACTTACACCAATTTGAATGATTTCATCAGAAGAGTTGGAAGCCATCGGAAACATACCAGACTCAGAGTAGACTTCTAAATCATAGGATGCTACGAGCAACGGAATTGTAATCTTTGAATCTGGGATGATTCCTTGAAAGTTTATGGTATAGCATACATCTACATTCATGTCTTCGCCAGGATCACTACGTTCGCCTTCAAATTTGAAGGGTGATGCAGGGCTGATATCAAGAATATGAAAGAGACGAAGTAGCGGTGGCAGATTTGTCTCGTACGCCATGCGATCCATTCCTTTAGCAGCCTTGGAAACACTCTTAAAGAGCCAGATTGCAGGAGCAATTACTTTCCAAACTTTGATAGGAGCAAGACCCGAAAACCCATTCATGGCATCCAGTTTTGTCTCTTCTAGAAATCGCAAATCTGTAAAGGATAGCTTCTTATCGGAAGAATCGTTGTATGCCTTTTCAAATTTAGATTTCAGTGTGGAAGGAGTATCGCCTTCTTTGTGCTGAATGTAAAAGTACGGACAAAATCCTGTTATGCGTACTCTTCCAATTTCTCCTTCTTCATTGCGACCATAAGCATCTACAATGTATCTGCCTTTGTCGTCGGATTCAATCCAATCACACGGTTGAAAGAATACCATCGTTAGAATATATTTGTTTCTGTTGAATCTTATTCGTTTTTTATATGAACGATGTGTAAAGAGATGGCAACAAACGCCGGTCTACCGCAATTTTATGCTAATACGCGTCAAGGTGAAGAGCCTCGTCACTTGAACCCTGATAGTAAGTCATGGTTTCCTTTTTTCCCGGACACGGCTGCCCCGCCTACATCCGATTATCGTGGTATGATTCCTCGTGGTAACTTTGGAAATACCAAGGAAGGTGGTTCGGGAATTGATATGCACACAGATCTACTTTGGGGTGCACCGGGAACTGCTCGTACCAAAGGTCCTAAACAGGTTTTTGCTCGTCCGTTCGCTACCACACCTTTTCTAGGTCTTGGTACGATTGAAGGCATTGATGATCAGAGCCGTGTTATGTTTGGCCATTCAACAGCAAATCGTAAATCAATTCAGACCGTGACGGACAAACAGTTTCCGGTTTTTGAGCCTCTGATTGCAGAACGGGAATCTGATATTCCTGAGAATAATTATTTTGTAGAACCGTTTCTTCGCGGTGGGCTAGTCTCACGATTGATTCCTCGCGTACGCGTCGATTTAACAAAGTAGACGGAAACTGATTAATGGTTGAATCAGGTCGTTCGTCCATTTTTTTATCCATTTCTTTCATCGTTTCTCGTATCTTTTGAATTTCAACATTCACTTCATCCATTACACGTTTCTTTTTAGGAGGCAATGCTGTCTTAAAAAGAATCTTATCCACTGCTAACGTAACGTCGTTTGTTTGCGAATACATCTCCTTTGCCATAACCACATCACAACCAGTGAGTGTACAAATCATATCAATTTCTTCAGACATATTTTATTGTTTCAAAGTAAATAACATGAAGATATCTTTCATCGAGTCACTCTGTCCTCCTGCGTTGCTATATCTTCTATATAGCACTGTTCATGTTGCGTTTGATGTCTCACTTGGCCTATATGCCACTGCTCTTATCAAACTAGTCATGGCCATTGCGGGTGTAATTATCCTCGATGCTCTCTGCAGTGTTGAACTAGGTGTTGTATCATGGGCAATCGTTGTCACGCCCTTCATCATGGTCGCACTTGCGTCGTCGATCTCTCTAGGTCTAGGACTTGATCGCATGCTAGCTAGTGCGATGCGTGAGGGATTTTCTTCACCGCTTACGGCCGATAATAGCAAGAATCGTGATAAGTTTGTAACTCCTTTAAAGGATGAAGATGCGTTACCTGTGCCCAGTACTTCTATTGTTTAAAAATATAATGTTTCTCTATCCGATTTATCTTGGAGTTTTTAAACTGAAAAATATCATTCGTGATATGTTTTGCCCTGTTCGATCTCGCAATACCATCACGGCTCAAAAGTTTCCATGGCTTTGGATCGGTGCTGAAGTTACTCCTGGTAATTTCATAAGTGTTACAGAAACTGTTAATTCAGGAGTTGAAATCGGAACTGTAGTAAATGTTGAATTTTTAGAATCTGTAACAAATTTAACAGATGTTATTTCGTGGAAATATTTAGATGCTCAAACGTTAAAAGAACAGGAATTCCCTCTAATTGGTATAGTAATACAGGAATGATTCCTGAAAGTTCTGAAATAAAAAAAAGATTAAGGCCTGAGCAGACAATACATTTTGTATTGTATCCTCAGAACTATTTTGAAATAGCAGAAGAATTTATACGTTTGTCAAATTTATTTGTCAAAGAATCTTTTTTTGGAAAGGGTTCACTTTGGGTTGAAATGGTTATAAGTCCATTGATTACGGTGTGTATGTCTTTATATTCAAAAACTCCACCTAATTTTTTTACCATGATAGGTCTTCAAAAATGTTTTCAATTATGGCAAGATTGGTTTGAATTCCGACGTCTTGCTATTGTGGTACGCGAATGGACGAATATTGTTCGTGCCGTTGGTGGACCTTTTATTTCAACAAATGATGCAAAGTATCATATTTATGTATATGCGGATGGAATGCAAAGAATTCGCGATTCTTTACTGAGCAGGAGGAGCCTCGCCAAAGAAAGTACTAAACGTGTTGAGTAGTTCAGCACCCTGTTCAATCGCCGGCTTCATTTCAGCCAGAGAACCCATTAATTCTTTTTGTAACTGAAGAAGTTCCTTTGTATCCCGACGCATTCCACCAATTTGCTCGGGGCTTAAATTACGGTAAGCATGTAGAATTGTAGTACCAATATCTACATGCGGATCATCGGTCTTAGGAGGAGCCGGATCAGGAGTCTTTCCCTTTTTAGGTTTAGCATCATCTTCCTCGTTTTCAAAGTGCTCCTTAGTAACCATTGAAATTAGGTAGACAACTACAAGACCTAGTACAACCGAGAAAGTGTGGTTCATGTGAAGACCATATTTACCAACTAGGTACGCAAGAACAACCCATACAAGCATTGAACCTAACTGACGCTGAACAAGAAATACGGCAACTGCTACAAATAAAGCACCGGCTACAAGTGTATCCATTATTTAGATTAAAGAATCAAATTTAGTGAGCACGAACAAAGCTACTGTGTCCAGATCCAGGTTGGGCACCCTGGTTATTCCACGCGCCAAAACCAGGTGTCTGAGCATGAGGATCAGAACCAGCAGGGCCCTTCGTGTTTACAGCACTTACGTCGATCATACCGCGCTGACCAGATCCCTGAAACCCAGCAGCTACAGCACCATAACTTGAGCCACCACGGTGTTTACGGTGACGACGAGTTACCTTGCGAGACTTTTTACCCTTGCGACGACCAGCTCCGATCATCGAGTTACCACCGCGACTGCTGGCCGCATAATGCCCCATCTCGGAGGAAGACTTCCACTCCATGGCACCAGGAGCAATTGCACCTGAAGCACCGTAGAATCCGCCCTTCATTGTGCGACGCTTCTTGTGGTGAGTACGCTTCGTATGTCCCTTGCGGTGCATTTACTCTACCATGGGAATGTTTTCTGAAACTACCCACTGATCGCCCATTTTTGTACATCTGCAATCAAACTCATCTCCCTTTGAACGCAAATAAAATGACGTATTGATGTCCGGAACTTTCAAAAATCCAGTAAATGGTACACTTTCATAACAGTCAGGCAAGTTCATCTTTACAAAGTGAACCACATCCGCTCCGTCACATTCTACAAAGTAACCAGTAGATGATACCTCATTTGGATGTTCCTCGTATCCTTTAATATTTGTAGTTCCAATTTCTGACTTATGCATAAGTTTTACAGTTCCGGGAATATGAGATGTAAACATAGGTAAAAATACTTTAAGCCAGTTATATCTTTGTTCGAAGGTTGATGTAGCAAAAACACAATTTGAATTATATAGCCAAATATCGGAAATTACAAAGTCAAGTGGGCCTATCTTTTCCGCTCGAAAAAAAGTATCTCCACAGATACGTTCGTCTACAATACAAGGTAACTTCTTGCTTTCCGTGCTCGTAATCCACAAACACGTGGGAACATTTTTATCATATGTAAAAATTATCCAACCATTTGTACCCTTCGTTTGCGGAACTCGAAATGTTTTAAGTTCCGACGGGACGGGTTTCCTGAAGACCAGGCGGTAGCTCGGGGTCCAATCGTAAAGAGTCTGAAGCCGGTTTGCGAGGTTCATACTCTGGTAGTTGTATAGAAGGAGGAGGCTGCGTTAAAGCAACCGGAGGCGGTGGGGCAGGAGCCTGTGGTTGTTGGACTACGGGCTCAGTAAACTGAACACGTGGCTGCTGTACTGGTACATCACGATATATCACTCTCGGTTCGGGAGGATATAGTACTCGTGTTACAAAGAAGGCGGTGACTTGAAGAACTGCCATGACTAAAATGGTAGCCAGAGCTGTATAAAATAAATCACTAATTTCCATTCCGCTTTATTCAACCAAAAGGTTTCTTAAGAATGAGCAAATACGCAATGGAACCTATCGTAGTGATTGAACAAGTCAAGGAGAAGGTTGAACACCAGATTGAGACCAAGCTTGAAGAGATAGTCCCTAAGGTAGAAGAGAAGGTTGTTGAACTAACAACAGTCGCGCTCGATAAAACACAGGATGTTGTTAGTGATGCTACACAGAAGGTGACAGATGTTGTCACGAAAGCCGTTGAATCAAGTGCGGTTGTTCAAAAAGTAGAAGCTCTAGTCGAGTCCAACCCTCAAGTCAAGGCCGCCGTCGAAAAACTAGAATCCATGCTTGTTAAGGAAGTCGATGGCCGTATGTTTACTTGCTGGTGTTTTTGGTGGTGGTCGCTGAAAATAACTCGTCAAGATCCTCGGAAACTTCCCGCCAAAGCGTCTCCGAGTACCGATACAGCTCTACCTCTTCCGAGTACTCAGGTACCGGAATGGTCCCCTCCCACTGCTCCTGCTGCAGGTGAACAGCTGACTCTTTCGTAAAAAAACATCTCCGCGTTTTAAGTTCCGGAATGTAACACCATCCATCATGTGCCCATAGCATATGAACCGTTTGAACTGAAATAGGAGTTTCTTTAAAATTAGAGGGAAAGTGTTTTATTACTAACTGCATTACTTACAAAACTAGGCTTAACAGGTAAGCCCATTTTCTGACGCAGTTCGTCGCAGTGTTGAATAATTTCTGCGAGAATCAATGTATCATAAATTGAATTATGAAGTGATGCCGAAACAGGTTTACGATGAAACGCAAATTCATACAATTCGCTCAACTTTGGCCAACGTGTTCCCCACTGGCCTGGTAGTCTGCAAAGATCAGTGGCCAATTTCATAGTACACTTGCGACGATACTGTGTGTCGTTTACCATAATACCCAAATCCCAACGATAAGCATTCATCAGTACATTGAAATCAAAGTCCATATTATGAGCCACCAAGTAGTCATATTTCTGATTTGTAAACTCAGCCATCGCTTGAGAAAGAGGTGTTCCGTTATTCATTGCAAAATCATGAGTAATTCCATGAATTTTAGTTGAATCGGGAGGAATTATCCATCCAGTAGGCTGAATTGTGAATGAACGTCTTGTTTCGATCTTATTGCTTTCTACGTCCAAAATCACCCAAGAAATGGACACAATGTGTGGCCAGTTATTGGGTCCATTAATTGCTTGTTTATTGCGTTCCACGGGAAGACCTGTGGTCTCTGTATCGAAGATAAGTAGCTTCATTTTATTAGTTTACATGTATCTATCTAAACTTTATCCGTTTTATGAGGATGCATGCATTATGTAATAGCTAACAAGACCAAAGACAGCTGAATGAACTAGTAGTCCATAGTTTGTAGGGCAACCGGACTCGGCCACCTTGAACCAATACGCCATTGACGGCGCAACTGTCTCCACGACGCCTCCAATAAGCTTATCGACCATCTTGTACGTGAACGGAGAGCTCACAACATAAAAAAGCAACGTCATTGCGATCGCATGCTGAAACTTACGGCTGAACATTATTATTTTCATAATATTTTAAACGAGCGGCTCTCACTTCTTCAGGAGTCTTAGCAACTACCTTTTCGACTTCAACAACATTTCCTTCTAGTTGACACATAGATGTCCATTCTTCCTTTGTGATATTTTGCAGTGTTTTCAAACAGATTGAAATATCTTTGGGAGTTTTCTTTCCCATATGACGAGTATAGTCACATGTTGTCATGACAATATATTTCTCATACGGACCCGTTCGCATACACAATGCATAGAATGTCGATAGCTGTTTCCATGTAAGAATGTTCTTTTTAGTCGACACATGTTTTTTATATTTGCATTGAACTGCAATAAACTTACCTTGATGTTGACATATGATATCAATTCCAAAATCTTGGCGTTTCAAACTAAGTTGAACTAAAATTTCATCAGGTACATCTTCAAGACGCCACACGGTATCGTATTTTTTTACAAATTTGAGATACAGAACACAGAACTCTTCAAAGATATCTCCACGTATCTTTTTGTTTTCACGCGTTCGCATTTCAGTAAATGTATGCGCTGGTTGTTCGTACCATTTTTGACAGTCAGAAAGAAACTCATCAAACAAATTCTGCGGAGTTTTCAGCAAAATTTGGTGTAGATGTTCTTTCATGGTTTGATTCACTTGACATTAGTTATCATGATTTCGTTTTTAATTACTTGCGCATCTTGCCAACCTTCTTTAGTACAGAGCCAGCCGTGTAGAAAACGAGAAGGGCACCCATGACCGTGTAGACAACCGTCGTGGAATCACGCGCACCGTGCATGAGCTTAGGAACCTCCTGCGTGAGAAGGTAGATACCAAGACCGAGGAGAACGAGCTTGAGGAGGAACTTGAACATTTATACTTTTAAGCTAAGAAAAAGTCTTTTTCGTTTGAATAATTGCAAGGATCCACGAAGGAATATTAACTACAACGTTTTGAACCGTATTTAAATCGTGAGGAACAGGAGAATGAATATCAATTGTAGTGCTTTCACAAACAAACACAATCGCACTAATCAAAAAACACAAACGTTGTTTCTGTAATGCAGGACTCCAACGCAGACAATGGAGCTTGAAGACTGCATCTATGTAGGGCGCAAGAACTCCAGCTTGAACTGATTTTTTCGATGCTTCAATAACCGCTTCCCATAACATCCAAACTACTAATGTTGAATAGCTTTGATCGGAATACGGGTTGGGTCTACTTGCACATACAAGTTGAGTCTTATTTTGCTTCTTGAACTGACTTGAGTATTTCAAAATCCAACCACACCAATACAGTGCACGTGTTACATCTCGAGTCTCGCCTCTCAAACAATATACAAGCTCATTAAAGGGAATATAAATTTCAAGTGGGTCATCATTCTTTGCAAGTTCACGACCATAATTTGCAGACGGTGATTTCAAATTTTCTTGAATAGTAAGCGGGAGAAAATCATGTTCAGGTTTAATTTTAGGCATTGTAGGTAATTTATGTTTACGACAAAGTGCTAATGTAGCCGCTGCTTCGCAAATAATTGTTCGAACTTCAGGATTATTCCGTATATCGGTCATATGCATTACAGAATATTGAGATTCATACGGAGCAAACTTTTCATACATTTTGATCAAATATAAAAATGAATTAGGCGCTGCTCGGTTAATATGGATTGCTGCAGATTCAAAAAGCGTCTGCCACATTGAATGAACAAGACCTGAACATAAAAGTTCAAGTGCCCAATAACATGCATAATCAGCGTGACCTAATTTTACATTTTCGTTTAAAACTTTATACACATGTTGTCTTAAATGTCCAGAAAATGTAAATTTCTGAAAATCTACGACTGTCCTTGAATCGATTACGTTCATTACAAATTACTTATTTTGAAAAACTATTGAAAGTAACTCACGACAGTTAAGAACAAGAGGACCGTACCGATAATCAATTTTTTTTACTATTTCTTTACACATTTCAATTAAAAGAACCATTTCCGATTCCATTATTTACTAAAATAAACTAAATATTGATACTCTTTACCACAGCGTACTAGATCAACTGTTTCTGTGTGACGGAAACCACTCGACTTAATAATATTTATCATACGCTCCTTTGAAGGCATGATCCAGTGGTGTTTATTCTCACGATACTTCTTACCGTCGTTGTGATCTTTATCATAATAAGTTAATGTCTCATTAAATGTTGTTGTGTCTTCATCCTTCTTCTTATTGAAACGACCAAGGTACTTGAACTTGTCGAAAAAGATAGGAGAATCTGTCTGGCGTTCATATGAGTACTTTTGCAACGAAAAGGCAGCAAAAGGGCTAGCTAAGTTTAATACAGGATCAAACTTATCCGGATCAACCATATGAACTACAAAGAATCCACCAGGTTGTAACCACGCATACGCATTATCAGATAGTATTTTGGGATTGTCAAACATGTATACTGAAAAATTTGTCAGGATACAATGACTTACTGATTTTTGAGGAAATAGTTGAATTTGTGTTACATCTCCTTTCTTAAATGTAGCACTCGGACATCCCTCTCTTGCTTTCTTCAACATGCTTTCGGAAATATCGACACCCGTATATTCTACGCCTAAGTTCTTGAACCAACAAGCGTGAGGAGCAGTTCCACAGCACATATCAAGAACCTTTACCGTTGCAATCGGCCAGTCGGCTAATGCTACATCCTGAATCGAAACTTGCTCGTAATCATTCTTCTCCTTTGAATGCCAAAGTGAGTCATAAATCGCAGCATATGTATCGTCGTACATCTCGACCGGATCTTCATGGGTTATACTACCACCATCTTCAAATCCTTCAATTGAAGTGTACCATGTGGTAATACTGTACATTAAAAAAATTAATACAGCAAGAAATAGATACGCTGTCTCCATTATATTATGGACAGCAAAACGGATTTTATAAAGTCGCGAACAAGAAGAGTAGACAGTTGAAAGACTGTTCGGAGTTTGATCAACTATACGTATACTGACAAGTGTACTGAGTGGAAATTGAATCGTATAGGAAGGTGGATTAGCGGCTACTGTGAATATACGAGAGAAACTGGAGGTTTTGTAGAAAATCACAGAAGTAATATTGCGGGGAGGTGCAATATGTGGGTGTAATGTGCACACAGGGTTACGTAACGAGGTAACATAGTATAATGCAAGGAGGAGCATTGTATACAGAAATTCTCAGACTAGAGTGAATTTTTGTTTTTTGGTTCGTAAAACTGTGTTGTTGCGCTTCGCAAAACGGATATAAAAAAATCAACAAAAGAGATAGCAGAGCAACTAACAGGTTGCTTGGTTTCTCAAATGTTGAACAGCTGTTAACTGGCCAACATTTAGAGAATAAACGGAACTACGGGACCGAGATTGAAGTATTAAAAACATGGAGATTTCAAACGCGGAGTACACTGTTGTGCGAAGGAGGTGCACAACAGTACAAGAGGACAAATCTTGTAAGGAAAAATATACAAGTAAACGAAAGTGGACTTTGTGAACAAAGAAATGTTCGAGTATGAATGGAGACTAAGATAGATACTACAGATTACGATATCGCTGATGCGACTCGTAATGTCTGGGAATTCTTAAGAATAGCACATATCAGAAAAAACAAATCTGGAAAGCACATTGAACGCGATCAAGAAAGTATTAATATTGCAGACACGAATTAACAAACGTGAAAGTGACGGAGGTCGGTTTAGCTGATCACGAGATATGCGAGGTAGGTGCATGGTGAGGGTGGTTTAGTATATAACAGTATGCTAACGTACGAATGTGATGACATTCATATGATAAAATCCAAAGGGTTTCTAGATGAGAGAAACATAGTATATTGCGGGGAAGAGCAATATATCATAAATAAGAACATTTAGCGGTGTTCAAGTTTTTGCTTTTTTACCTCCAAGGACCGCAGGTGAAGGATATACATATTTTATAATTTTTGTAATCAGTAGATACACTACATATAGTCCAAGTACACCGATGATACCATAAAGCAAGTATGACAACCAATCAAATTGAGGAACAGGAGCTCCTTTCAATTGAGTTAACCGATTGATAACATCTGTATCCACTTTCTCTTTTCCGGTCTCGTTATTTAAAAAAGCGAGCTCCTCTTCGCTACCCTTCTCTTGTTTTTTCAAAGTGGCAGCTAGGTTTACAAATATATCTTGTTGCTTCTTTCTATTCTTCAATTCATTATATTGAGTTGAATATTGAGAAAGCACTGGCTCTATTTCTTGCTTTGCGATTCTGTCTTTCTCACTTGCTAACCAAGTATTCCCTTCTAGCAGAGTGTGGTATGCTATACGAGCTTTCTCATATGCTTCTGGATCAGAGTCTTTGTTAGACGTTGCCATATCCAGAGCGGTTTTTAACCCATCTAACTGCTTCTGTCGTTGGCACGCCATATCACAAACGGGAGGCAATGGAGGACCAGATGGAGGAGAAGAAGGCTGAGATGGCTGTGAAGATTGGGGTGATGATGTCTGATTGCCCATTATTAGGTGTTCCGGAAATTATATAGTAAACTCCGATAATCAGAACAATGATTGCAAGTAAGTGGATTGTTGAACCGAGAAATGAACCAAAATAATAGATAACGGCCACGGATGCAACAAGTATTAGTAGCTGTTGAATAACCGGTGCTGTTAGTCCTAGTTGATCGATTATGGACTGTGAATCTGTTATTTTAGTTTGTAGCTCTGCGATTTCTTTTTTATTTTGTACTACAATGTTTTTGTCCATACCAAATGCTTTCTTAAAAAATCCAACTACATCTTTTACTTGCTTATTTACAGTCATAACCGTAGTCTGATTATTATATTCATTCTCTAGTTGTTTTACAGTAAGATCACGGTGTTGATCGAGACTTGAAAACATACTGCCAGCCGGCGAAGGTGTTTTCAGGAGTGTATTAATTTGCTGTGTGATAGAGTCATACTCCGTCATTCTTATTTAATATGTCTTCAAAAAACTTAGAGAAATGCCTTTTGTTAACAAAAACTGTGTGGGGTTTACATCATTACCACGAGCCTTTAAGTTATCAGCAAACTGAGGCTTGGCTTCATTTAGTAATGTAGCCCCTGCAAGAGCAACTTGTTGGCGACGCATGGCAGTGATAAAGGATGCATCTGTACCAGGACCTTCCTGGACGCCATTTTTTACATTAAATGATACTTTAGACAGCGGCATTTATTTATATATGGCAAAATGTAATGGATATCAAGAATTTTCAAGATGCACGCGGTACTGTATTGGCAACGTTCGAGAAACAATATGCGTTTTTGAAAAAACAGTATTCGACAGCTCTTTCTGCTGCGATTTCAGAGAAAGACCCCAAAAAACGAGAACCGCTTGTCCAGAAAGTTTTATCAATTAACAGTGAGATGTCATCCGCTGTTAATCGTATTATGTCATCTATGAATGAAGGAACCGAAAAGTTTAATCCTAAAACGCTTACCGATTTGACAAATGATCTTATTCAGTATCAAAAAGAGTATAATGAAATCACGGAGAGCAAAGACAAGCTACAAACTTTAAAGATTATACAGAATACAACTGCCGATAATTTATCGAGTGCCGAGTGGATGTATAATTTATATTTGTTTGGTCTTATCGGATTAATCGTGTTTGTTATTTATTTGATACTGCGAACACCTTCTCAGAGCATATTTAGCACAATAGCTGCAAATGTGAGTACTCCAGCCGTTACATAGTACGGTGTGTAATTTGGAGTTATTTGATTTATATTTTGAGGAACTTCTCGCATTTTAGCACTGACTAATTCATCATGACCAGACACAACATTTCGCTTTGCATTCATAGTCTCTGAATTCAAATCGCGAAGTTTACCTTCGACATCTGACTTATAAAAATTTGAAATCGTTTCATTTTGTGAATCGACTTCAGTTTGCATTGAGGAAATAATGTTGTCGAGACCCTCCTTAGCAGCTTCATACGCTGTTTGGTAAGCAGGTCCACCTGTCGTCGCATATTGTAAAAAATTATCATGATAACTGCGAGTTAGTGTCGTAAACTGACTATCCATTATATAATTAATGATTATAAACATTTGCTAGACAGTAACGGTAGTGAGTATTTGTTGCAGATGCTTCATCAAGTCCACTTACTTCAACTATGTCACCCGGACGAACTCCAATCCACTTTGCCATAGCATCTTGTGAATCGATCCAAGGACATTCCATAGGATCTTTGATATTAAATCGTTTCATCATCTCACTCTTTTCTTCCTGTGAAAGAATTCGATGCTTAGGTACATCACGGTGACGAGGGATATCAATTTGTAGCTTGCGAAGTTCAAACAATTGAACAAGAGCATTCTCGGGCTTCGAAATATAGTCGCGAATGAAATTTAGAACTGCTTCTGATGCCTTAGAATGTGTAACAACAATTATTCCACTTGTATAATCGTTATCGGATGCATACAAAATGAACGCATTCATATCCCTCTCGCTTACACGGGTTTTGTTACTGAATATAACAAGCACTCCTCCGAATACATACATTGTAGTTTCATCAGGTGGACTACCAACTGTCTCAAACCCATCGCTCTTAAATCCTCTTGCAATAAGCATTGACTTCAAATTATCAAGCGCTCGATCTTCCGGACTTTTGAATTTAACAGGTTCCATATTTGTTATCAACCCAGTATGAAAAACGTTCAATCCATTTTCCGCATACTAGAGTAAATGAAAGATAACTGGACATATATTGCACTTCTGGCCGCCGTTGGATTGATCGGCTACGTTCTTATGCAGACAAAGGAGACATTCGTGCCCGAGTTTCTAGAACAGGGAAATGTAAAGGCAACATCTGAAACCCGCCAGTCATCGTATGCGCAGAAGACAAATCATTTTGTCATGACGCCTTCTAAACCTGAACCAGTTGCTGGCACGGAAACTCCTTTCCGCGTCAATATGCACAATTCATTCATGACTTAAAATAACGTTCGCATTTATTTAGAGATACATACACCTATTTAAATAAAAATGAGATTTCATGTATTTTCACTACCGCATACAATTACTCGTGCAGATTATTCCGCATGCGCGTTCACCCAAAAAGTTTTGAAATTTTGCAAGATGATGACTGAACGCGGCCACACTATTTATCACTATGGTCACGCTGATTCTGAAGTTATCTGTACTGAGCACATTGCTGTGACTGATAACGAAGTTCTCGAGAAAGCATACGGAGTCTACAACTGGAAGAAGAATTTCTTCCAGCACAATACAGCTGATTATGCTCACAAGACGTTCAATGAGCGAGCTATTGTTGAAGTAGGTAAACGTGCTCAACTTAATGACTTTGCTCTATGTTTTTGGGGGTATGGTCATCAGCCTATCTTTGAAGCACATCGTCAGCTAATTCCGGTTGAACCTGGTATTGGGTGTCCTAACAAAGTATGTACTCCTTATGCAGTGTATGAATCATATGCAATTATGAATTTTGTATACGGAAAGTTTGACAAGTCTCCTCATTTTTATGATGCAGTGATCCCCAATTATTTTGATAAAAATGATTTTGAATTTTGTGATACGCCTAAAGATTACTTCGTTTTTGTTGGTCGCATAATTGAATCCAAGGGCGTTGGTCTTGCCGTCGATATGACAAAGAGAATCGGTGCTAAGCTTTATGTTGCTGGTCAGGGAGATCTAGCGTCTGTATGTGGTGGAACTATTCCCGATCATGTTACCGAAATTGGGTATGTAGAACCTGCTCAGCGCAAGGAACTTATGAAATATGCTAAGGCTCTAATTGCTCCCACGTATTACAATGAGCCGTTTGGTGGTGTAACAATCGAAGCACTTTTCTGTGGAACTCCAACGATTACAACGGATTGGGGAGGATTTGCAGAGAATAACCTACATGGAGTAACGGGATACCGTTGCCGCACGATGGAACAGTTTATCTGGGCGTGTAAAAATATTGATCGTATTTCTCGTCAAGATTGCCGCGACTGGGCTGTGAATAACTTTAGCCTAGAACGTGTTGGTCGTATGTACGAGGAGTATTTTAGCAATGTACTAAAAGTTCATGATGGTTCAAATGGATTTTATGCAGAAAATCCAGACCGCACTGACCTAGAATGGATGACTCGTTACTATCCTACAGGATCAATACAGAAGCCTCCGACGGTTTCTGAGGAACTGTCCCCGCAGCCCTGTGTTGTAGCACTAACTCCCATGTAGATTTAAAACTCTCAATGTTTTTGACAATCCAATTGGGATTATGATCAACCGTTTGCTGCTGTATTTGCGCAAGTTCCCAGTAGAATAGTCTGTGATCATCTTCTTCATTAAAGACTTCAGATCTCCAAACTGGAACCGTTCGGCTATCATTAAAATGTTTATAAATAACTTCTCCAGCGTCTGTAACTGCAAAGAATGATTTATACTGAGATTTGGAATCAATCCACTCAGTATAGGTTAGCTCCTTAAATTTCATCTCTACAAACTCACATTTTGAAATGCGAGTACATTCCATTTGAAGTTGCATTTGACACATATACTGAGTAGATATAGGGCTACCGTCTAGTACACGACTGATAGGACACTTAATTTCAATCAGACGATTGTGCAGAGGATGCGTGGGATCAAAATGGCGAAGAATACCATCGGGAGACGCACCTAGAAACGAATAGTCGGGATGAGGAATACACGTTGTATCTACAATTTCGATTCCAGGATTTTGAAAGCAATAGATATCTTTTGCTATTTGTTCAAAACGTGTACCCCATACGAGAGATCTAGAACCAGATCCTTCCGATGAACGCGGAACGAGTTTTGATACTACAATTTCATGTTTCATTGCAGGAGTTGCATCTGCACATGCTTTAACGATTTCTGAAGCAGTTAGCATTTCTCCTCGCTTTTGATGCCATTCATCCGTTCGTTGATCATTCTTTCCATACTTTGCAATTAGATCATCTACATTACAGTTATCCATTTATTTTATAACCTATACTAGTATATAAACCGAATCCATTTTAATGCTGAAGATGAAAACTATCAAGAGAATGGAAATCCAATCGCAAGAACAATGGGTTCTATATCGACTAGAAAAGTTTTATACAGATCCTTCTAACTTTAATCGAGTGAAAAATATCATAGATGGCAAATCAAAAATTTCACTTCGCCTTATTGATTGGTTTGTTACAAATTATTCAAAAAAATACAATATAACATACATAACAAAAAATCAAAAGCATATGATTGTATATTTGTCGTATAAGTCACATCTCAAAGCATATAGCAAAAAAATGTTCGATCCATTCTGTCGTTGGAAGCGTATTAAGTTTCGTGATATGGAAACAACTGTTGGTCAGTTGAATTTTTTCGAATGGGCAATCACAGATGAAGTTCTTAAATATCTAGAAGATCACCAAGACGAAGTTCATAAAGATATGGAAAATCGCCTTCAGGATTCAAAGAAGAAGGAAGAGCAACCAAAGAAACGCCATGAGCTTTCAAATTCGGCGACAAAGTCTATGAAGCATCATGAAACGCGTGTAACTATATCATTTGATTAACTTTATTAGTAACAAATGTTCTCTAAGTTGAGACCGTCACTTGTTTATAAAAATTTATCCCCCGAGATTGCTAACCATGATCAGGACATAGATGCAGATGAGTGGGATTATAATGGTCGTCTTGTATATCGTGGAGTAGCTGATCCACAATATCAAAATCAAGGGCTTTCTGTATATTGGTTGTATGATGCCGATTCAAAACGTGTTGGACTTTCTGAGCATGAAAAGGACAATGAAGAAAAATTTGAATCAATTTGGTTTCGCGATAATGAGTTTTCCACTTTGCTACAAGAAGACTGGAAGTCTCTCGATAAAACAATTTGGTCTGCATTAAGTCCCGAAGCATATCAAGATTGTTTGGAAGATGATTTTTCAAATGTAATTGACCGTACACTTTCATCCACGACTCGTCTCATAACACCTTCTTTTATAGAATCATTACCAACTATTTATGAATGTGAGAGATGCAATAAGAAGTCTATTTCAGAGTTGAAGAATTGTTCAACCGTGAAAAAAACATATATAAGTTCTAATTCTATTCTTTTTATTGATTCAAATTATGTTTTATGTGTTCCTCCAGAAAACTCTTCTGTTTGGTCTAAGCTGAAGCTCCCACCGCCTTCTTACGACGGCTCACGGGCTTCTCCTCAGCCGGAGGCTCATCACGAACCTCTTCCTGTACCTGAACAGGAGCATCCTCCTCTACAGGAGCATCCTGTAGCTCTGCAGCTTCCTCTTCATCAGGAACCTCATCCTTGAATACATCCTTGGCAGTTACACGGCTCTGAGGATACACACGCGCAAACGTGAGCTTCCATGAGACACCAAATCCACCACCGGACATCGTATAGATGCTACCGCTGATTACTAGACTTGCACTAACTCCCTTGGGGAATACGCTGACGATTGACTCCGGAGTTGCATAAATAGGATTACCACTTCCATCTGCAATGTCAGACTTTACACTGCCATCGTAGACAGGAATCTTCACGCGAAAGCTAGGCGAGTACTTTCCGTTGGGAACCTTCTCGCCGTTTACCGTATCAGTTGAGACTGACACGATCTTTGAGAAGCTATCGCGAAGAGCTTCAAGTGAACGCTTCTTGCCGAACCACTTCGTACTGTTGTCGAATGCCTGCTGAATAACCGTATCCTCTAGATCGAGGAGAAAGTTATAGAGTGCACCGGTCTCAGAACCATCCGTACTACGCTCCTTTCCGAACTTGTCACATCCGTCAAGAGGTACACTCATGGTATATGAGCTTACACCGGTCTTCTCATCCGTGCGAACCCAGATTCCACCAGGGATCTTGATCTTTGCAGGTAGACGAACCTGGATATTCTTACCTTCGAACTTCCAATTGATAGGCGGATTGCGGTTAGATTTTGCCATGCCTACTACGAAAGTTAGCTTGCTCGTGTCGATCTTAGAAGGAGATAGGATGTCAAAGTTGCTAGCCATTTTATCTTGTTGTGATTGTTATAGTACCAAATCGATTTAAATCCGTTTTCAATTAAGATAATAAGATGCCATCATGTTCGGCATGTAAAAGTTTAACTTCATCTGATCGATGTACATACGAAGCAATGAATGGTACAATGTTTTGCAAGCGGCATATCAAAGTAAAAACTCCTCGTGTTTGGTCTGTAGTAAATAACATTGACCCAAAAGTTACTCTGATTCAAAAAGTATGGAAAGGGTATCATATTAGACATCTTTTGCGTTTGGCAGGACCGTGCGTATTAAATAGAACAAAATGTAGCAACAAAGAAGAGCTCTTTACATTTGATGAAGCCAAATCAGTTAGTCCATTTGATTATTTTGCATTTGAGGAAAACAATCAAATATACTGGTTTGACATTCGGAGTATAATACAATGCCTCGATTCTGCAGATGAACTAATAAATCCATACACACGGCAAGCTATAACGGCTGATGTAAAAAAACGTCTGCATAAACTTCATGTATATCGGTTGCATAGAAAACTTCCAACTTTACATACAGATCCTCCTTTTAGGCAACTGAATGAAATAGTAATTAATCGTTTTAGACATGTTTCTCATATTTTGCAAGCAAATGATTTTTTTGGAATTAATCCCGAATCATTCATATCACTTGGTCCGATTAACGTGGATTTCTATGTAGTATCATTATTTCAAGGATTCACCGAGTGGGCGCTTGAACATGCCAGTAACAGAGAGTCTCGCAGACATAAATATTTACTGTACATTCATGATCTCCCTATACGATTTCAACATTGTTCATACATGCAGTATATGTATGTTCTTTCGAACATCCTTCTTTTTATTTTGAACGATTGTTCGGAGCCGTTTCAACCTTGTTTTATAATTATGAGCGGTTTGCATAGAATATGATTTAAACAGGTCAGGATATATGTAAGCATACCAACCGCGTTAGAAATGTCTTCTTCTTCTACCTCAGTTAATGCAAACAAGATGGCCAAGGATTCCAAGACCAAGCCCGCCCAGAAAGTTGATGCCGCTGCCCCCGTAGTTGCCCCGGCCGCGAAGGCCCCCCGTGCGAAGTCTGCCGCGAAGACGGTTGTTACGGTTCCGGTTGTGACCGCCGCCCCCGTGGTTGCCAGTGATGCCGCCGTAGCTGTTGAGGATACGCGCACCGCCGATGTGATCCTCTCCACGCTACAGGAGACGCTCAAGGCGATCAGCACGGAGATGACGACGCGCATGCGCGATGCGGTCAAGTCTGCTCTTGAGGCGAGCAAGGCCGTCAAGCGTGAGCTCCGTAGCAAGGGCAAGCGTCACCGCAAGAACCCGGAGGACATGACCCCCGAGGAGCGCAAGACGTACGAGTCCCGTCGTGCCAACAACGCCTTCCTCAAGCTTCGCCCGATCACGGATGAGCTTGCGACGTTCATGGGCCTACCGTCCAAGAGCCAGAAGAGCCAGACGGATGTGACGAAGTTTGTTGCCAACTACGTCAAGGCGCACAACTGCTTTGATCCCTCCTTCAAGCGCCGCATTCTCCCGGATGCCAAGCTTGGCAAGCTACTCCGCGTCAAGGATGGCCAGGAGGTTACGTACCTCAACCTTCAGAGCTTCCTCAAGGTTCACTTTGTCAAGCCGACGGCGTAAATTTCTAGTTTTTTGTAAAACTAGTGGTGGAGGAGAATAACTAAATTAATAATTACAAAACAGATACCAAACGGTTGTCTATTTTGTAAAACGGAATTATCTTCTGTTTTGATCTAACTAATAAAAAATGGAGAACGTTCCCGATGCAAAGGAGTTTGTTGAAGCTCGATTTTGCATTACAAACTATCAGCGATCGAATCTACGTCTTGGGAATAATACAAGTGGATATTTGCGAGGTGAAGGAGTAATATTTCTAATCTATACAGACGAATCGCAAACATATGAATTCATGTATAATACAATTTCAAAACAATTTGGTGAATGGAAAGGTCATCTTGAAGAATGTTGTGCAATGAGCTGTGATTATTACGGATGTGCTTTAAACTATAAGTAAAAACGAATTTAAACACTTTTTATTTGATGTTGATAAAGATAACATGTCGGTCCCTCAGAAGAATTCGGGAAACAAGAATAAGGGTCAATCTGCAAGTCATAAAAATCACGATAAACTTATTCGTGATTTCATTGATGACATGATGACCAATGGATACGTTGAAGATATTTATATCGGAAAAATTGTCCGAATGTTTGGCAATAGCCGTGTTGAAGTTGTCTACCAAAAAAAGGTAAATGATGAAATTTTAGTAGATGTTGTTCAGGCATCTATTCCCGGAAAGTTCCAGGGAAGAAATAAGCGCCATTTCTGGATTGAATCGGGAAGCCTGATTCTTGTTGCAGATACAGGCCTTGGATTTGAACTAGTTGGTTTGCTAAGCAGAGATGATATGCAAACAATTAAGAAATATACAAAGATTAACCATAATATTTCAGGTGATGAGGTCATCGATGAAGTGTTTGAGAAAGTTGAAGACGAGGAACTAAACGTTGATGCTATCTAGATCAGAATCCGATAAGATTAGTTCATGTGGTAGTTCTAAATATAAAATTGTACTGAAAAATGGAGTAATGCGGTTGTCGAGAACAGCTGCGCGAATTTTTACATTCGTTGTTATCGTCGTTAATAGACGGTGAAATAATTCATCTCTCTTAATCGTATCTTTCACTTTCATTTTACAAACATTTCCATCCCATCCACATAAATTTCCTTTGCAAGATGTCTTGGAAAATTGTCCACATGGCTGACGTATTTTGCTAATGAAATCAGATGGATTCTCAATATCAACAAACATTGTTGTCGCAGAAAACCATTTCTCCAATAAAACACTTGTTATTTTTTTGTTAGAAAATTCAATAGCATCACGGAGTTGACTATAATCGTATGTTGACAAATCTCTTGCAAGTTGGAACAAAAGAAATTCAAAAACTTCAGATGAATAATTTATATCTCGATACACAGCTTGAAGTTCAGCTGATTGCTCACCAAATACAAGATCACTTTCTCCAAATTTACGAACCGTACTTGTCACTTCATTGTTCTCGTGAACGCCTTCAGCCGTTTCCGGTTGAATCGGAATAACCAAACCAGAAGATGTAACTATTTCAACTTTACGATTCATATTGTCGTATACATCTTCTCTCCACGCATATCCTTTTGAGTATCCTTCTGCAATTATAAGGTATGATCTAACATCTTCGTATGTCGGTAAGCTAAATACATCTTTATACCCAGATATTTTTGCCTGAGCAACATCCGGTAAGTTTGAAGGCTTAAACGGCAATATCATTTTACCTTCAACGTAAAAAGCTTGGCCTCGTCCGAATGGATCTAAAATAATTGAATACGAGGACGCGTCTACATTTGCAAGAAGATCGGGAATAATGCTCAGTGCATCATTATAGTTGGGTATTTCGGTTCTACATGAAATATTGCGCAGACGTTCTAACTCGTGTTGTGTTTTTTTATTAAATGGTTCTGCATAAATATTTGATGTATATGCAAATGTTCGACTCAAAACGTAAATAAATGAAAGAATGTCAATGTCTTCTTTATTTTGTAAAACAACAATAGCTCGGTTTTTAGGACGTGTTATAACGGATGAAAACATACATCCCATCGTATTTGTATCTGTATAAATTCTGAACACATCGCATTGCAAGGATAACGCGGCATACTCTAGTTCGTGAATTGAAGATAATTCTTGTGCGTCGTATGCGTCCTGAATACCAGATATAATTCTTGACATATTTTTCTTCAGAAGATCATCTTTTGAAAAAGGCGCAATATTTCCAAGAATATCATATACCTTTTCAGCATGTGAATCTGAAACACGTGTCCATGTTGACACAAAAGAACATTTTAGCAAAGTATCGATCGAATCAACAGGAGGTTTTATTTTTATATTGTTTATACTTGCTTTGAAACTTAACAACATTGGAAGTGTTTTTGCAGCGTGACCTATTCCAACACGAAAGTAACCAGAAACGCCAGACGGAATGCGTCGACCAGATCGAACAATTAACTCATACGTTTCTTCAATGTAGAGTGAATTGATTAATTCGATTGGTAAAAATGCAAATCGGAATTCTAATAAATTTGTCTTTGTTTCACTTAGTACGTAATATTTATCATCGTCTTCTACCTTTAATGATTTCTTGCGAGGGCTCTTATAGCAACATGGGAAATTTCCAGACTTTGTAAAACCAGGATACGATAATGCTTTGTCTCGTTTTATTACAGTAAATTCCCGAATACTATCTGTGTCGGATTCTCGGATCTTTCCTTTGCATTTAGGGCATTTTAGAATACCATCCGCCTTATCAAGTTGTTTCTCCTGCAAGGGTATATTGTCGCGAACACACCAATATTCCGGACAAATCACACTTCCTTTAGGATCTTCTAACGGCATTAGCTTTTCATCATTCAAATATGTTGTTGGATCATATTCTGTGTTAGTCAATCGTTCAAAGTCAGTATCTGTCAAAATAATCGGCTGATGTTTATGTTCACACTTTTTAGGAAACACTGGAGTATCGAACGTCTTAGGATCAAATGCACGTAACCGTTCGTTGAAATAACTATACTTTGCATCCTGTTTTCTAGTTGAACTCTTTGTTTGTGTCACGACGGTTGTAGTATCATCTGATTGTTCTTCTTCTAGGTAATTGAATAGATCACCATAGTCTTGTGTTACCTCAATCGTGGGTTCAACCAATGATTTCACATCTACAGTTTCCATTCGCTTCGGGCATATTTTATCAAGTTCATCTGATTTAGAAGTCGAAAGAATAAACCGAAGGAGATTTGCATACTTAACAGCTAACTCTAGTTTACCAACAGATGAAAATAATACATATTCGGGTTCAAAATATAGCAAGGGATATCCACGGAATGAACGATCAGCAAGTGAAGGATTCTCTGCTAGTTTGTCATCAAGTTGTCTTAATAGTTTAGTTGCTTCCTCTGCCGTGATACTTAACTCGGTTTGAACATCTTGTGTGCTTAAAAATCCCTGTTGTGTTCGCATCTGTAAAAGTTTGATATCAATTGCACTAATATTATCTGCAGTGTGATCTGTTCGTAGCAAGCGAAATGTATCCGGCTTATCCATTACACCGAAAAATGAAGACACGCAGTTGAAACGTCTCAGATCGAGTTCATCATCAATAGGTATTTTGTATTTAACTAAAATCGATAAATCATCTAGAACCCATCTGTCAGGATCCAAATCTGCAGCATCTGTGAAGCCTATAATAGCATCAAATGATAGAAGCCATTCGTGCAGGTCTCGCTTTAGTTGATCGAGAGTCTTTTTTGATTTCTTGTCTCGATATGTTGACAACACAATATCAGAAGATGTTATCGATATACGATCAAAATTCTCTTTAGATGTTCCGCGATACATTAACAACGTTGGACGATTACGCTGCGGTTTTGTTGCATTAACCCAGCTTTTTACTAATGCAATATCTACAACCGGTGCCTTATTTTTAGTGTCTTCTGTATAAAATTTATGGCGATTTGTTTCAGTTCTTGATGTAAAAAATTGAACATATGGAACATCGGGAGATACAGTCAACCCATAAAAAATTTGTTCAAACCGAGTACGAATTGCAGAACCAAAATCAGTTGTTACAAATGGTATGATGAAACGTGTTCTCTTTATTGAAACAGATTCTTCTTGAACAACATCTAGATGTAGCAAATCATTTAATAGTTTACTATTTTTTAAAAGCAGATTCACACTTTCTCCTGAAAGTCTAGCAGGTGTAGACGCTTGTAGAAAGGGGTAATATGCTCTCGTTACATGTTCATCTTTTTCGCTATATACTTTAACTAAAAAATCTGTAATATCATCTGTCGAATAAAATGAATACAATAAACTCTTTAGCTCTCCAATTGGTAACGTTGTAGATGATATCTTTGCAGATGATTGATCCTTTACGATAAAAGGTAAAATATAGGATCTTGCTTCTTCAACTCCCAATATACGATATTCGACAAAATCATCTTCTGGCATAAACAATTTTGAAAGATTTTCAGGGACAGCTAACCAATCAACGCGATCATATGATTCAAACGGAATTGACAGAGCAGGAACACGATACTGACGCTGATACTCGTTAAATTGCTCCTTCTGAATTGGTTGACCGTTATACGATATACGATCAAATAGAGCCTCCCAGCGACGAGGATCTTTTGTATAATAATCTTTTGGTAACTTTACACCAACAAGAACAAATAAACGGTTTGGATGAACATCTAATGCAATGCCAATTTGCTGACGAACTGTTTCAATCATGTCGTCTTCAAAAAATGAAACATTAAATCTTTCTTTTGTATCAAAATTGACAACTCGCCGTTGTAACATCTTATTTATTAGAGCGGAGAATCTGTGATGGTCATTCCGCAGTACGTAGTCGGTGACCGTGAATAATTAACCTGCTTATAGATTCCTACTTGAATACCATCTTGCAATAAACGTCTAAAGTTGGTCCAAAATTCTGGAGTATGTCCAACTGTTGTCGTCATTAGGTGAGCCATTTCATGTAAAATAACAAACATAATCGTATTCTCATCTACTAGTTTTTTTGTTGACTTATCACGTAAGCATACGACTATCTTTTCACCTTTATTTTCAGAATATGACGTACTATCTGCATCCAAGTCATTTTCAATCATATTAGAAGGATTGAATCGATCAACCATTACTTTCACACGAGGATCGGCCATCGAAGCAGGATCAGATTTGTAATGTTCAATTAACGAATCTAAATTCGATCGTATTTTTGCCATTAAGTCGGCTGCTCCCTGTTTATCCGGTAGATTCTGAACATGATAGGTGTTTCCATCGCTCATGCTTCGAACTTGTGTTGTATTTGTTGGACCTCGTGACGACAGAAGTGCCAGAGCAACTCCTGAACCTACTAAAGCTGCAGGCCACATTATTAAGTACTAAGTTTGAAATTCTATACATGTTCTCACGCCTCTAGGCCACGCTTGAACGGGTTAGCCTCGATCGTCGTGTTCACGAAGGGACCTACCTTGACCTGCGGGTTAGGCGTCTCAGAACGGACATCCCAAGAGGCATTTCGGTTCGTCTGCGATACACCGGCGATGGCCGTATTGGTGTGGTAACCGGCGTCAAGGAAGTTCTGGCCCTTAAGATCACCTAGAGATGCAGGGTTCACGGCAGCCCACGAGGCACCTAGACCACCCTTCGGGAGTAGTTCATCGGCACTTAGGGTAGACTCAGAGTACGTTGACTGAGAGGACGGGTGGCGAGCCTGTAGCGACTCAGACGGCTGGGCGTTAGAGCCGCCACCGTGAGCAGCCTTAGGGAACGGACCAGAATCCGAAGACGGGCCTGACACACCTAGCTTCTGGCCAAATACCTCCATACCTTCGCCCATGAAAGACTTACCAGATGAGTAGGTTGACATTAAGTAAGCTACAACAACAATACCCCCTAGAACGAGGGCGAGACGAGTCTGGGACGATTGAAGCTTCATTACGTTTATATCCAAACAAAGACAAAAGTTTAGAAAAAGGAAGATACGCATTTTGGGACGATTCAAATTTATAGAAATAGATAAGGGATGGAGGCAATTATTTTTGCTGTTGTCACAACTACTTCTATACTAGCAACGTTGTACCTGTTTAGTATGAGTCAAATTGGGTTCCTCAAGAAAAATTGGGTTCAATATCGTTGCAATCCGATCTATATGCCGATGGCAGGACTTGTTGGTCAAGACATTGTGAAAAATTTTACACAATGTACCATGAAAGGGTTTCATGATTATACTGGTTTTGTAATGGATCCCGTTATGGCCGAAGTCAGTGTGATCACGGACAGTGTATCTGAAATAGCAGATGGAATGGATGAAATGCGTAGTATGATGGGTAGTGTTCGTGGCGGGTTTTTAGGTATACTTGGAACTGTTTTTGGAAAAATTCAAAATGTTATGAGTCAGACACAATATATAGTTATCCGTATGCGAACACTGATGGCTCGAATTGTAGGTGTTCTCATGTCGTTCGTATACGTATTCTACGGTGGAATGGAAACAGGTTCCGCTGTAATGAATGGTCCTATTGGTAAAACGGTTGAAATGTTATAAGAGTAAGAAATAATGTGGCTGTTCGTTCTATTACCAATTTTTGCAATAGCAACGGCTATGGTTTTCCATGCCAGCTATTCCATTGATAAGGTCAAATCAGAATGGATTCAATATCGTTGCAACCCAATGTATATGCCATTTGCAGAAATGATAAACCCAAATGTTACAGTTTCTGAGAACTTTCAGTACTGTATGGGTCAGATGAGTGGCGAGGTTATAAAAATACCAATCGATGCTGTTCATGCGATAACGAGCACGGCCACTGAATCAATTTCTGAAATGGCAGGACCTCTTGATTTATTTCGTGTGATGTTTAGTCGTCTGCGAATGTTTATGTTGAGCTTTACATCTACAACGCTTGGTAAAGTTTCTAATTCTTCAAGTGTTTTTGTTGGATATCTAATTAAGATTCGTGATATTCTGCAACGTTTCGGCGGTCAAGGATACATTGCGTCATATTTAGCATACGTTGGTATATCATTTATTGAAGCGTTCGTTACACTATGCATTTCGGTTATTAAAGGGTTTGTCTATGCAATGTTGTGTATCGCAATTGTACTTGCTTTGTTTCAACCTGAAATTTTGGCGTTAGTTCTTGTGATGGCATCTATGTTGGCAGCTGCAGGAGCGTAAAAAAATCGTATGAATTCAATAAGTAAAGAATGATTGGTAAAACCGAACTTGTTCTAGCATTTTTTGTCGCAGCCGTCCTTGCTGGGCTCTTTATGAAGTACGGGTCTAGTTCACCGGTAGCTGCTCGCGAGCATTTTATGCAACAGGATGTTGGCATGCCTCTAGCTGCTGGCGGCATTGGTCCTTATGATGGTGTAAGTATAGCTGGTGCTGCCGGTTGGATGCAGACTGAACCCACGGAAGCTGGTGGAGCTGCTCCGGCGGGATCATCGAGTGATCCGAATAAGCTAATGTATCTTGTAGGTAACAAGGTCGATAGTAGCTGCTGCCCTGCCGCTTTCAACACAGACACTGGCTGTGTATGTTTGACGGATGATCAGAAGGACTTTATGGCTGCGCGCGGTGGCAATAAGGTATAAACTTAAACACAATGTATAAATAATAATCTAATGGACACCCAAAAGATATTTACCGATTTCCTAAATGACTTAAAATCGTCGTTTTCCGGTTTCAAGTCAATTGGTGAAGTAGATGTCGAAAAAACGGTAAAAGAACTTGAAGTTTTTTATCCTGATTCTCTTCAGGTTATTCAGAAAGATGCTGTTTTCTTTGAATCTCCTCGAATTGTATTTGGCATAGATCTTTCAACTATCTGGGACACAACTGAAGATACGTCCGCTACTATTTGGAAACATCTTCAGCTTTGTATGGTTGCTTCATTTCTCCACGGAGATATGAAGAGTAAAATGGGCACTATTATGGAACTTGCGAAAACAATGCTGGGTGATCAGGGTGGTGCTATTTCTAAACTATTCGAAGATGAATCATCTGAAAGTAATCTTAAAGGAATTATTGATTATGTACTGGAGACCCGAATTGCTAAGCTATTCCTGTCACTTGTTGAACAATTTGATGTCAGCGAATTTGACATAAATATTGAAAATCCTCAGCAGTTGATGGAGATGATTCAGGACCCCGAGAATCCTATGATTAAGAAGATGATCGCTAAAGTTCAGGGTCTCGTTCATGAAAAACTACAACGTGGCGAGATAACTAAGGAGCAAATTGTGTCTGAAATTGAGCAGATCAAATCAAAGGTTATGCTATCATTTGGAGATGTATTCAACGATATGCTAGGACTAGGTAGCAAAAAGGATAAGGGATCTCGTCCGGTACTCAATACACCTCAAGCTCGTGCTCAATATAGACGCGATCGTCTACGCATGAAACTTCAAGAAAAATACAAGAAGTAGAAAACCTCACCGTAAAAATAAGATGACAGAACAAATTTGGTTCAAAGATCCGGCGATCCTTTTTACACAAGCAACGTGGAACCGGTTTGTTCCTACAGCTAGCATGACAACCGCGGAGTCACTGAATGCAGTAGTTCGTTTTACAGTATACTTTTCGGTACTTCTGTTTCTGTCTACGGGTATCAATGCATACGTACTTGCTATACCTGCTGTAATGGTTCTAACAGTTGCACTCTATAGTCTTTTTCCTAATGGAAAGACGATAGAGTCATTTACTGTTCGTCCTCCGAAGGTTACGGGCAAATATACGATGCCTACAGATCAAAATCCGTTCATGAATGTTTTACTAACGGAAATAAATGATAACCCTGATCGTGAGGACGCGGCCCCGATTAGTCGCAAGGATGTAAAGAAGGCTGTCGAGCAGAGTTTCAAGCATACGAATGATGTATTCATGGACACTACAGATGTATTTGATCAGACGCAGGCTATGCGTACGTTTCATACGCTACAGTCTGCTAAGGTTCCCAATGATCAAGATGGATTCTTACGTTGGATGACGAAGGGTTTTGATGAGCCGGATTATTCATCTGCTTTTCCTGCTCGCGGAGCCAAAATATTAAGTGAAGGATTTGTTCAGCAGAAGACGCTACTTACGACTCTTCCGAACGGTACGACGCCGCGTCTTACGGGAACGAGTACGTCTGCGGCGACCTCCGGATTTACCGCCAAGTAACTTCTTCTTTAGTTCAGCCTTATCTGTTACAGCGCCATCAATACGGCTTGCAATTTTTCCATCCTTAACGACAACCATTGTAGGAAATCCAGTAATACCTAGCGAATCAGGAGTATTATCAGATGACACATTCTCCATCTCCATGATACCATCGTTAGCTACTTCGTCCCATACGGGTTTGGTAGCAATACAATGACCACACGAACGCATGAAAAAAAGAATAGCTACAGGGCCCTTCGACTTCAATCGCTCTTCTACTTCCTTTTTGGTCTTAATCGTTTTTACGTCGTCTTTGATCTCATCCATTTATCATCATGCTTCGTTAAAAAAACGTAGATAGAAGTAAAATGTCATC